GTGGTAAGGTGTCTGCTGCTGCGTTGCGCGTTCTAGAAGGTCTTAGACACGTTGATATGAAGGTTGTTTATGTTGTTCCGGATTTAGAATACTCATCACGTGATGAAAAAATAAGACATCGTGTACACTACAATATTTTACAAGAGTTTTGTAGGTCTGGATTGATATCTGAAATGATAATATTTGAAAACAAATGCTTGTTGGAAATTGCTGGCCATGGAACGATATACAAATATTACGAGAAAGCAAATTATTTAATTTATTCTGCAATTCATACCTTAAATTATTGCGCGCATACGAAGCCTGAGTTTGGTTCACTTCACACTCCAAAACAAATCAGTCGAATTTGTACCCTAGGTTATGGCGAAATAGAAGAAAATGATGAAAAAATGTTTTTTTCCCTTGACAACATAACGGAAACAAGTTATATTATTAATATAAATGAGGATGATTTAGCTAACGACATTGATCTCCTACCAAACATTAAAGCAATGGTTGGAGAAAACAAACAACTTGAACGCGAAACTTCATTTGCGATTTGGTCCACAACTGAGGATACAAATTATTATTACACAAAACATTACACACACTTTATTCAAGAAAAAACTTGACAACATAACCATAACAGGTTATATTATTATATAATACAAAGCAAGGAGATAAAATGCTTAGTTTAATGTTGCTCACCATTATTGGTTGCGGCGAAAAAGAAGATGATACAGCAGAGGCTGTCGTCGAAAACTCTTCCGAGAGTTAAAAAATAAAAAAAATATTTGACAACATAACCATAACAGGTTATATTATTATATGTTCAACAAAAAGGAGTTATTATGAGCATTACACAACAATTTCCAGTATATACTGGCACATTCACCACACAAAAAGGTGAAAAACGTACGATGAACTTTATCAAAGTTTCAGATCTTCCGACATCCTTCACTAGTGTTTCTAGTCGTGCACGAAAATTGCAACCGGGTTTTGAAACAGTCTATGATGTAGATAAAAGTCAGTATAGAACTTTCAATTATAACTCATTGATTGGGTCTGTACAGATGTCACATCGTACAATTACAATTTAAGGGTAGTCCCTTGGGTTTTTTGTCTGTTTTTTTCCTCAAAAAAACTTTCACTTTTTTCTTGACAAAGTTTAAAATATATGTTATATTATAAATATAAGCTAAGTCTTAAAACACAAAAAATCTAACGGTAAGGTTGAAACCCTGCCGTATATGATAGCAACAAAAGGAGAACTAATCATGGCTATTAATATCGAAGCGATGCGAGCCAAACTTAACGCATCTAAAAATGGCAACAAAGGTCAAACAAACAATACGAAATGGCGACCAACTCAAGGAGACCAAACCATTCGTATACTTCCTACAGAAGATGGTGACCCGTTTAAGGAATTTCACTTTCATTATAATGTAGGCAAAAATCCCGGAATTCTATGCCCAAAGAAAAACCACGGAGAGGATTGTCCAATCTGTGAGTTCGCATCTACATTGTGGAGACAAGGTGTTGAAAATGACGACACAGCTCTTAAGAATGAAGCTAAAAAACTTTTTGTTCGTAAGCGTTATTACTCTCCAATCATTGTACGTGGCAAAGAATCCGAAGGAGTAAAAGTTTGGTCTTATGGAAAGCAAGCCTATGAAACCCTTCTAGGGTATGTTCTGGATCCCGATTATGGTGATATCACAGATTCCGAAACCGGTACTGATATTGTTCTTAATTATGATGTTCCGGGTACCCCCGGCTCTTTCCCTAAGACTACCCTAAAACCCCGTCGACGTCCGAGCGTTTTGTGTGATGATGCTATTAGCGATTGTGATGCATTGCTCGACTCAGTCCCAGATATTGGTGGTCTTTTTGATAGAAAAACTACTGAGGATATTCAAGCTCTGCTAGATGATTTCCTGTCTACCGACACGTCCTCCGAAAGTAGATCTAGTGAAACTACAAAGTATAATACATCATCCACCTCGGACGTCGATAAGGAGTTCCAAAAATTCATGAACGATGAGTAAGTCGTAGTCCTCCTGTGTTGAAGGGTTTACCGCCCACCCTAGAATAAAAGTGGCGGTTTCTTTTAAACAAAGCAGCGGGGGAAGGCTTAAAGATCCCCCTTATATAAAAGGAGAGTGAAATGACTTATAATTATAATCCCAAGCCCAAAAATATTGTCACTGTACACTATGTTGGTACCTTGGATGATGGTCAAGAGTTTGATAATTCTCACAAAAGAGGTGAGCCGTTAACATTCACGATAGGTAGTGGACAAATGATCCCGGGTTTCGAAGCGAATGTTATAGGAATGAAAAAAGGAGAGAGTAAAAATTTTACGCTATCTCCGGATGAAGCATATGGACAAGTCAGAGAAAACCTATTTCAGACTTTTCAGAGAACTCAGTTTCCACCAGATTTTGAGATACAAGTGGGGTCGATGATAAACGTCCCAACCAACGATGGCCAAATATTTCCTGCAACCATTAATTTTGCTGATGAAGAAAATGTGGTATTGGATTTTAATCACCCAATGGCTGGAAAAAACTTGAACTTCGATATTGAAGTTATTAATATTATAAACGAAAAAGGAGAAACACTTGGGGAAGTTGATACAAATGAAGAAACCGGGTAAAATTGACATTTCAGCGATGAAAAAATTTGTTAACAAACAAGTTGGAATAGATATCGCACACGATCTCCGTCAGGATAATCCTACGGAAGTTAAAACTTGGATCCCTACTGGATCTAGGTGGCTTGACTCTATAACTTGTAGAGGAAGGTATGGTGGTATTCCCGTTGGGAAGATTACCGAGATTGCTGGTTTAAGCTCAGCCGGCAAATCTTTTATGGCTGTTCAGATAGCCGCCAATGCTCAGAAGATGGGTCACACTGTGGTCTACTTCGATGCTGAAAGCGCTATCGATCCACAGTTTCTTACAACTGCGGGAGTCAATACGGATGAACTTCTGTATATTCAGGCTCTTTCTGTGGAGAAAGTTCTCGAAACAATTGAGGACTTAATGGGAGAATATCCTGAAACTCAATTCCTTTTCATTTGGGATAGCATTGCTGCTACTTCTTCTGAAAAAGAAATAGAATCAGACTTCAACCCTCAATCCACTATGGCAGTCAAGCCTCGCATTTTTGCTAAGGCTTTTCCGAAACTTACAATCCCTCTTGCCAATCAACAGTGTACGTTGATCTTGATTAATCAATTAAAGACCAACATCACTAGTAATGTAGCCGAAGCAATGACAACCCCATTTATTGCTCCCGGTGGTAAGGCGATTGAATATTTCTGCTCCCAGCGTATTTGGTTAACAAAGCGAAAGGCAAAAGCAGGATATGTCACAGACCAATCTGGTTTGCGAATTGGTTCGGAAGTAAAGGTCAAGATTGAAAAATCTAGATTTGGAACGGAAGGAAGAACTTGTGGGTTCAAAATCCTGTGGGGTGGCGAGGCACGAATTCAAGATGAAGAATCGTGGCTTGAAGCCCTGCGTTTATCCCAATCAGACCGTTTTCGGGTAGGAGGTGGATGGTACTACCTTACCGACTCTAAGGGTAAGGAGATAAAATTCCGATCCTCCTCTTGGTTGGATAAACTAAAAGATCAAAAATTTAAGTCTCTGGTCTTTGAAATTATGGATGAAGAGATAATTAAGAAGTTCGATACTGAAGGCAAGAATTTCAATGTCGACAAAGAATAGTGATTTGATACATCATTGTTTTTCTCCATGTAGCCCTCACCTTGTAATACAGGTGAGGGTTTTTTATTTATTTACTTGACAAACTAAACACAACAGGTTATATTATTAATATAATACGGAGGACAGTATGAAAAAAATATTAATTAAACACGAAGGTATTCAATTTTACGGATATCTAGTCGAGGACAAGAAAACAAAGTTTATTGCTCTCAATGAATCAAAAGTAGTAACTTGGCATTACCCTAAGGTAGCGTACTCGTACACAATCGTGGAGGGGTAATGAATAAAGTTATGTTTATCGATGGACTGAATATGTTTATCCGCAGCTACATCGTAAACCCAACTTTGGATAAGCATGGCAACCCCATAGGCGGTTGTATAGGTTTCTTAAAATCCTTGCAAAAGGTTACTAGGAAATTTCAACCTGACGAAGTAATAGTTGCTTGGGATGGTCACGAAGGTTCACAGCGCAAAAGAGCTTTGAACAAACAGTATAAAGAGGGTCGAGGCCCGATAAGGTTTAACCGTAGGTTAATTGAGTTGTCACCAGAAGAACAAACAAAAAACAAAGCCTATCAACTTATTAGGCTGATGGAGTACTTAAATGAATTACCAGTCATTCAAATCACTATCGACTTTGTTGAGGCCGATGATGTTATCGCTTATGGAGCACGGCACCCTTATTACGGAGGGTGGAATAAAATCATTGTTTCTTCCGATAAAGACTTCTTTCAACTCTGCGATAAGCAGACATCTATCTATCGACCTATCCAAGATAAAGTGGTTACACAGCAAAGCATTCTTGATGAGTTTAAAATTCATCCCAATAATTTTGCCGTTGCTCGTGCAATTGCAGGAGACACGAGCGATAACCTTCCCGGTGTGCCTGGGGTTGGGCTTAAAACAATTGCAAAGCGCTTTCCTTTCTTGGCTTTCGAAGAAGAATCAGACTGCCAAAAGATTGTTACAAATTGTGCAATGCAAACAAAAAAGCTTAAATTACACGAAAACATTATCAAGTCTGCTGATTTGGTAAAAAACAATTATAGAATCATGCAACTGTATTCACCAAACATCAGACCGGTGAATAGAATTTTTATTGACAATACGATAATCCAGTTTGAACCTGAGTTTTCAAAACTAAATTTTACGAAAATGCTGTTTGAAGATGACTGCGGCTATATCAAATTTGATGAACTAACTATGGTCATGAAAAAAATAAAAAGATAAAAAACAAAATTGACAAATGAAAATTATATGTTATAATTAATAACACATTGGAGGACAAATGTATAATAATGATCAAGACACTTTCTCACGTTTTGGGAAAAAATTTCAAGAAAATATGTGCCAACTTATGTTGGAAGACCGGCCATTTTATGACCAAATCTCAGAAGTTATCGATATCAATTTCTTTGAAAAAAAATATCTGCAAATATTTATAGAAACACTGATGAAGCATAGAGAGAAATACTCTACTCATCCAAATTTTGAGGTAATGATGTCTCTATTGAGAACTGAATTGAACCACCATGATAGAGCAACCGCCAAAGCAGTAAGGGATTTTTTTGCTAGAATAAAATCTTCGGATGGTATCGAAGAAGCCGCTTGGATAAAAGATAAGGCTATCGATTTCTGTCGAAAACAAGTGCTCAAAGCAGCAATGCTCAAATCAGTTAAATTATTGAAGTCCTCCTCGTTTGACGAGATTGAAAAAGTTATTCAGGACGCTTTGAAGCTAGGTACAGATAATAATTTCGGACACGAGTATCACAAGGATGCCCTTGCAAGATTCGAGATCGTCAATCGTAACCCAATCACAACTGGTTGGGATCGTATGGATGAAATATGCAAAGGAGGCCTAGGAAAAAATGAACTTGGCGTTGTTATTGCTCCTACTGGCGCTGGAAAGTCAATGGTTCTTGTCCACCTCGCCACAGAAGCACTCAAAAAAGGAAAAACAGTAGTGTATTACACACTGGAACTTAAAGACACGGTAGTAGGAAGTAGGTTTGACTCTTGCTTGACCGGAATTCCTCTCAATGAACTGAGGGATCGAAAAGAAGAGGTCTTGGATAAGATTGAAAACGTCGACGGCTCTTTGATAATCAAAGAATATCCAACCAAGTCCGCTTCGGTTCAGACAATCAAAAATCACATTGAGAAATTGAAAAAGAGAGGCATAGAACCAGATATTGTGTTGGTTGATTATGCTGATCTACTTAGACCACCTCGCGTTTCTGGTGAAAAACGTCATGAGTTAGAGGAAATTTATGAAAACCTCAGAGCCATTGCTCAGATTTATGAAATACCAGTCTGGACCGCCTCACAAACAAACCGCGGAGGCTTGAATGCTGAGGTCATAACAATGGAAGCTATCTCGGAGGCATTCAACAAATGTTTTGTAGCCGATTTTATCTTTTCGTTGTCAAGAACTGTCCAAGACAAACAGGCGAACAAAGGAAGAGTCTTTATCGCCAAAAATAGAAATGGCCCTGACGGCATGGTGTTCCAATCGTTCGTAGATTGGTCAGATGTCACAATTAAAATATTAGATAGGGATGAAGATGTCGATGCTATGCAATCTACCGCGGAAGCTCTGACTCTTCTTAAAAAGAAATATCAAGAAATATCAGCGAAATAGGAGAGCAAGTATGGAACTAGAAAAAAAAATCTTGTCGGACATAACTGTGCATATGAAATATGCTCGGTACTTGGAAGACGAAAACCGTAGAGAAAACTGGAACGAATTAGTAACGAGGAACATGAATATGCACCTCAAAAAATTCCCTAGTTTAGAAAGAGAAATAAAAAATGCTTATCAATATGTTTTTGATAAGAAAGTGCTACCTTCAATGAGAAGCATGCAATTTGGAGGAAAACCTATCGAGGTCTCCCCAAATCGTATATTCAATTGTGCTTTCGCTCCTGTCGATAATTATCATGTTTTTTCTGAAATCATGTTTCTCCTCCTAGGAGGCACAGGCGTAGGGTTTTCAGTACAAAAACATCACGTCAATAAACTACCAGAGATCAGAAGACCTTCAAATAGAAGCCGTAGGTTTTTAGTTGGAGATTCAATTGAAGGTTGGGCAGATTCTGTAAAAGCATTAATCCAATCCTACTTCAAAGGCACTTCAAAGTTGCGTTTTGATTTTAGCGACATCCGTCCAAAGGGCGCAAGACTAGTTACATCAGGTGGAAAAGCTCCCGGACCACAACCACTCAAAGAGTGTTTAGTAAAAATAGAAGGAATATTAGATGAAAAAGACGACGGAGAACAACTTACACCCATTGAAGTTCATGATATCATCTGCTATATTGCGGATGCAGTTCTTGCGGGAGGTATTCGTAGGGCTGCCCTTATATCTTTATTCTCTGCTGACGACGAAGAAATGCTGTCAGCAAAAACTGGAAACTGGTGGGAACTCAATCCACAACGTGGCCGTGCTAACAATTCTGCTGTCCTTATGCGGCATCGTATTGACCGTAGCACTTTTATGTCTATATGGGATCGAGTACGTGAATCAGGTAGTGGAGAGCCGGGATTCTATTTCTCCAACGACAAAGATTGGGGAACAAATCCCTGTTGTGAAATAGGTTTAAGACCATATCAGTTTTGTAATTTAACAGAAGTAAATGTCAGTGACGTTTCAACCCAAGAACAACTAGAAGAAAGAGTTCGCGCTGCGACCTTCATAGGTACCCTTCAAGCGTCTTACACGGACTTCCACTACCTAAGACCTATCTGGAAGCGAAACACGGAAAAGGATGCCCTTATCGGCGTTTCTATGACCGGTATTGCATCCGGCGGTGTTCTCAAACTGGATATGCAAGAGGCCTCCTTGATTGTCAAAAGAGAAAACAGAAGAATAGCCTTTCAGATTGGGATAAAACCAGCAGCCAGAACCACATGTGTTAAGCCGGCTGGTACAACATCGCTAACCCTAGGTACATCCAGTGGTATTCATGCATGGCACAACGACTATTATATACGTAGAATTCGTGTGGGAAAAAACGAATCAATATATTCATACTTGGTTAATAACATTCCAGAATTAGTGGAAGATGATAAGTTCCGCCCTCATGATACAGCAATCATCATGATACCTCAGAAAGCACCACAAGGCTCCATAACGCGTCATGAAAGCGCTTTGGATTTATTAAGAAGGGTAAAGACCATAAGTGATACTTGGATCCAAGGAGGGCACCAAAATGGACACAATACTCATAATGTTTCGGCCACTGTTACTATAAAACCTGACGAATGGAAATGTGTTGGAGAGTGGATGTGGTTGAATCGTAAATGCTATAACGGATTATCTGTCTTACCTCACTCAGATCACACTTATGTACAGGCGCCTTTCGAGGATTGCACCCGAGAAGAGTACGAAAATTTACTTCCAAAGCTAAAAAGTATTAACTTGGATCTAATTATAGAAGAGCAGGACGAAACAAATTTATCCGGTGAACTAGCATGTGCCGGTGGATCTTGCGAACTATTTTAGGAGAATAAAATGAGAGAACGTTTGGAAATAATTATAGAAGAACTCCGTGCTGCAATGGCCGATGTTGATAAAGTCGAATCTGGAACCTATGGGTACAAAGCGGCTGCACCTAGGGCTCGCAAAGCAGCTCTTACGGCTATTAAAGAACTTAAAGAGTTGAGAGTTGAAATCCAAGAAAAAAAGAATTCTCACAATTAATACTTGACAAACGCCTTTTAATGTGTTATATTATTTAATATGTTAAAAGGCGTTTGCTATATTTACAGCGGAGGTAATATGTATTTAGAGCCACATAATCGTCACCTTTTGGTGCACCCCTTAGATGATAAGGAAGAGAAAAAAGGCTTTGTCCTTCCGGAGGGTTACAAGACTCCCCAAACACCACATGTTATATGTGACGTTCTAGGAAAAGCAGAAGATTGCAAGGTAACAGTGAACATAGGAGATCGAATTGTAGTAGAAAGAACTATGTTGCACGAGATAAAAGCAATGGGAGAAACTAATTATCTAGTGCTAGAAAATTATGTTTATGGGAGACTACAAGATGAATAAGAAACAACTAAAAGAAATGATCAAACAGGTTATACTTGAAAACAGAAAGAAATCTGTTCTCTTGGAGACCCCTCAATTACATGAAGCAACTTTTGCAAAAGCAGCAGATTATATAGACAACAAGAAACTACCATTCTTTATTGTGTCTGCTTTTCGTGGAGAACGCGGAACAAAATACAGTAGAAAAAACATATCAGCCGCTGGTGATGTTAAAGATTTCTTAAAATCTAAGGGATTGTCATATACCATAGTGGATGGTGGCTATACTGAGAAAAAGAGAGACAAAATAACGAAAGAGCCACTTAAAAACCCTGAAACAGGTGATCCGGTTTACAGTGTTGAGGAAGAAGAGAGTTATTTGGTGTTTGGGGATGTACCTCATTACGGAGACACATCAGCAGCAGTTACCGATGTACAAGAACTTTTTGAGATTGCCAAAGAAGCCTGTCTTATTGATCCTGAGAATCCCCAAGAAACTTTCAGTTTCGGATATCCAGTCGATATAATAGAACCGGGTTCAAAAGAACCTGTTCGCGAAATGCGCATAGCTTTATATGAAAACGATGCTCCGAGTTATGCACGGGAACATATGTTTACCGAATGGGGTGGTCCTTGGAATTCTTTCGCAAAGATGATGAGTGATGTTGGAGCTTACACTAAGATCAGAGGCACAAAAGGTGCTTTCGCTGAAGAAAAACTTGAAGAAGCTAGGAACATGAAAGTCAACAGTGTCATGGATGGATACAAAAAACAACATTATGTTGATTACTGGACAAAAATGAAGGCCCGATGGGATCACGAAAACAAAAAGAGGTCTTAAATGTCGTACGAGAATTCAATTAATCTATACGGAGATGGTATAGGTAAAGTTCAATATATTGACCATATGGGCACTGATCTCACAATCGTGAACAGTGCTCGTGTTTCATTTGGAGTAGAAAAGGAGGAACTAGATGATAGAGATAAGAAGCTTGTTAATTACCTTGTTAAACACAGACACACGAGTACGTTCGAGCACAATGTGGTTACCTTTAAGTTTGTCGTTCCTCTTTTTGTGCGCTCTCAACATATGCGACACAGGACTTGGAGTTACAACGAGATTTCCAGAAGATATACAGATAAAGATCTTGCTTTTTATTGCCCAATGTCATTCCGTACTCAGCATAAGTCCAACAGGCAGTCTTCTAACAAGGATAGAATAGACCCAATACTATTTCCGGACTTATCTGATCCTAAATTTGGATTGACTTGTTCGGACTACCTCAGGCAACACACAAAAAGATCAGTGGAATTATTTAATCATTTGATGACTGCGGGAGTGTGCAGAGAACAAGCACGAATGGTGTTGCCACAAAATATGTATACAGAATATTATGGTACCTGTAACTTAAACAACCTATTGAAGTTCATAGACCTCAGAACCCATGAGGGTGCTCAACAAGAGATACAGAACGTGGCGAAAGCATGCTTGATGATAGCATCAGATCTTTGGCCGGAAGCTGTTGGGGCGTATAGGAACCTAAGATGTGTTTAAGAAAGGGGACCTGTTCAAGTTCAACCAGTGCGGAACAGATTTGTTCTGTCATATATCGGGTTCCGTAGCCCTGATTGTTACTGATCCCGTGAAGATGTATGAATATGATTTTCATGAAATACCTGAGAAAAGAGAATATTATGTATACGATATAATAGTTTGTGGGCAACTATTTATGGAGATCCCGGAAGAGTTTTTAAAAAGGATAGCGTTAAATGATGAAGAAGATACTAAATGAATGGAAAAAATATTTGAAAGAAGGAACAGAATTTAATTACGAAGCCTTCATTAAAGAGTTTAATGAAATAATTGGTAATTCCGTTTCTTATGATTCGTCCTTTTTCCGACTAGTACAAAAGAAGTACAATCCGTCTTCTCTAGAATCACTATCAGGACTGAAGCCTAGGAAAAAAAATAAAATCATCGGCCAACTTAATGCTGGCATGACTTACACTTGGCTGGAATATGTTGGTATACAAGGGGTGAAATTTGTAATTGAATACAAAGTCTCCAAATATCTGAGTGAAGCGAAACCTGAAAATGTTGAATACCTGAAAAATAATTTTGAACAATTTTTCGAGATTTTGGCCCAATCATCTGCAACAAGACCAGATATAGAGTTTAACACTAGACATGTGGCTCTTGCTGGCCAATTAGGAGATTGGTGGATAGCCAATGATGGCTTGGAAATGTTTAAAGATGTGTTCGCAGCAAAACTAAACATATCAGAGGTGTAAGTGCAGGAAATAAATTTATATTATAATAATTTAAACATCGGAAGAACTCTAACTTGCCTTCTGCATTCTTTTAAAACAGAGACTCCTTGTATATTAACGCGGCCAACCCCACCATTTAAGTTTGACGAACATATATCACAATACGATTTTACTTTTCTAGGTATTGAGGGGTCAAACCCACAGCAGGCTTGGGACAGGTTGTGTTTTTTGTTAAGCATGTCTGGACTCTTGTTGTTCCCAAATAATATTTCTAATGCACGAATGAACGAGAACATAGTTGATATTGTGACCAACAACAACCAGAGAATAAAAATTGAATGTGAAAATATTAATGTATTTGATAATGACGAAACCGGCTGGTATTATGTATATGATTATTTTGATTGGAAATCAGGGTCCCTACATGATCTTGAATTGATCAATGATAATGACGATAATTTTATAAAAAAAATTATTTTCTACTCCTCTGAGAGAGAACGTGTTAACAATAATGTCAAAGATTTAGTCGGTGTTTCATATTTAAGGGAGGACGAACTTGAAAATCTTGAATCGTCATCTGTCTATTCTAGGCTTAAAGTTTTAAGAATGATGAAGGAAGCCGGAATAAAAGGTAGAATAACTGGCTATAACAAAAAGGGCATTGGCTCCTATACCGCTCCTGTTATTGAATTTAACAGAAGAATTGTAAAGCCGGATTTCAAGCCAACGATATCACTGAAAGAAGTATATGATATGCCAACAGAACAAGGGTACACATGGAAGTTACTAGAGAAGATAATACAAAGTACTTCCATTTAGCTGGCATCGTTCCAGTTGCGGGACAATCTCTGGACTTTGATCAACCTTGGCCTGACTGCATGATGCCAATTGCTCCTGATTTTAGTTTGTTGGAAGCCGCTGTTGCTGAGTGTGCTTGGGCCGGCTGTGATACAATTTGGATAATTTGCAACGATAATATAGCAGCTCTAATAAAAAAGAAAATTGGAGATTTCGTCGGTGATCCCGTGTGGGCTTATCGTAAATTCGATAAGTATCCCAACGAAAGTAAGCGTCAAATACCTGTTTATTATGTTCCGGTGCATCCAAAAGACAGAGACAAGAGGGATTGCCTAGCTTGGAGTGTCTTGCATGGGTCTTTAACAGCATTCAAAGTATCAGACGAGTTGTCTAAGTGGGTTATACCAAACAAATATTATGTTAGCTTCCCTTATGGTTATTTTCCAGCCTATCAACTTCGAGAATATAGAAAAATTATTTCGTCCTCAAAGAACGTGTATATAACATCTGACGACAAGTCAATGAAAGATAATTATTATTGCTCTTTTTCTTTTGGAAAGGACGAATTTATAGAATTTAGAAGGATAATCAGATCTGGTACAGGCCGTTGGAGACCCGGAGTTGACTATAAAGAGTATGACGCTTTACCAATTGAAGAAAGATGGTCAGCTAGGTTTTTTGAATTAGAACAAGTGTTTGAGCCATTTGACACCGATCGAGCACAAAAAATACCAGTTGAAAATTTTTATAATATTGGCTCTTGGAAACAGTATAAACTCTTTATGTCCGAGAATCTCGATAATGAAATAAAAAGGCCATCAAAAACAATTTTGTTAAATCAAGCTTACAAACCGATTGGGAAAAACTACTTAGAGGGTGATGCGGAAGAAACTTAAATTTAAAAAATTATTAAATCATTATCGATCTCTCCAATATGAAGAAGAATACGTCAAAGAGGTTCTAAAAGAAGCTCATATTGAATTTGACGAATATTATAGGGAATTTTGTAGAATATATCTTGTCAACATAGAGAGGTTGGAAAAAAAGAAAAATGATAGACTCAAAGCAGCCTACGAACAGAGTGAAAAACCATCCATGAAAGGCGTTGACGAAAAATTGAGAGCAAAAGATTATGATCATAAAAATGTTTTCAAGCAAATAGCCAGAAAACTCCATCCAGACAAATTAAGTGAGGACGATCCGAGACTTAAGGAATTTGAAGATGATTTCAAAACTGCTGCCGCCGGCATCAATGACGGAAACTGGGGTGACTTGTTTAATATTGCAGAGAAACACGATATTGACATCAAGGATTATGACACAGTTAATGAATCAATTAAGGATTCAATCAAAGTTCTAGTTAAAAAAATAACAGAATTAAAAAATCAATATTCTTACATGTTTTACGAGTGTGAAGATGACAAGAACTGTAAAGATAATATAATAAAAAACTTTTTAAGACAAGTATTTGGACATAATTTATAATTTATACTTGACAAATGATACTAATTAGGTTATCTTATATATGTGAGGATAAAAATATGAAAGAAGTTATGAATCATTGGCGAGGCTTTATCAACCCAGATTTGAGCCCAATTATAAAAAAGAGACTGGAAGAGGCTCTCACCCGACGTCAGTTTTTAGCCGGCACTGCTGCTGTTGCTTTACTTTATGCGATCATGAATAGTGATTATTTTAAGGCATTAACTGATCAACAGCAAGATGAATTAATTCAGGCTTCACCAGAGGAGTTAGCCTCATTGGGCCTTGAAGACCCTGCTTATATTAAAGCTGTTCGTGAATACGAGAGGGAAGAGACTGAATCCCCACGTGATAAGTATGAAGGTCTAAGTTCACGGGAAATTAAAGATCTGCAATTCTCTACGATTGGAAAGCTAATGATAGCACCAACAAAACTACCAGATGATAGAGAATGGCGCCTAGCACCCACATCACAAAGCCAAGTCAGTGGTTATTATGCTTATGCAACAGAGTTGGATTTGGATCTTATAGCAGAAACAAACCCAGAGATAACAAAAGCCATGGATCTCGCATACGATTTTTATAAGGGGTTTGGTCTAACTAGATTGATGAAGTATGTATATGGACAACCGGAGTTTTTTAGCTATACTACAATGGAAAAAGCGAACGAAGGTCAGTTGTTTGACACCATTGAAACCGAGGCTACACAAACCAACTACTTGACCGGCAAGACAGAAAACATAAAAGTTAGGAAACTTCCATTAGCTTGGACAGTAGCTAATCGAGTGCTTATAGACCAAGTTTCTTTTTTAGAATCGGAACTGCAAGAAGCAAAGACAGATGAAGAGATCGATGCTGTTCTAGAAAGGTATGGCGTAGGTACAGAATATGGTAGTGGTTATTCAAAAACATCGAAATATGATGTGGTTAAAAAATTAAAAAGAATTGCCGGCAATTCTTTGAGTAGAATTGAAGATGACAGCAGGGTTGTTGGAAAACATAGTAATTAATTGGAGGAAAAATGTTAAGAATTGTGAACGTTATTTTATTTATATCAGTGGTCTTGGGTATATATCTCACCACAGAGGTTGATGATAAATCAGAAAAACAAGAAGTGGTTGAAATCTATCCGGGTGATACCGCTGATGAGTATGAAAAAATAAAGGAGATTTTAGGGTCCGAAAAGGCTTCGACGGAGTAGAATCAAGGGGAGAGTGCATGCAGGGAAGATACGCCCTTAACAGTTCAAGTTTTATAAACGCAAACAATAATTTGTATTTCGAAGAAGCCCTAGCGGCTTAATCGGGTGGCTGCTCCGAGCCATCTATCCAAGAGGAGCAAAACAACAGGACAGTTGTAAAAATCAAAACAACTCAACGCAACAGGACGGTAAGCGTTGTTTTATGACCGTCTATCTTTCTGGTTGGAGAAATAATCAGATAAGCATGTGAACGACTCAAACTAAGACTATTGCGGACGCGGGTTCAACTCCCGCCGGATCCACCAAACATTGCGGGTGTGGCTCAGTGGTAGAGCATCGCGTTGCCAACGCGAGGGTCGTGGGTTCGAATCCCATCACCCGCTTATTTTTAACTTGGAGGAAAAAATGAAATATTTAAACAGTAAATGGTTTACATTCTTTTGTGTATGCCTTAATTTTTATTTTGCCGTGCAATCCTTTTTCTTAGGAAATTGGCTTGTGTTTGGCATATGCAGCTTGTTTGCAGCAATCTGTGGTTATAGTTTTTGGTACCAAATGGAGGAAAAATGAAATATCTATTACCTTTTTTATTAGCTTGCACGGAAGTGTCTATTAACAAAATACCAACAGATCCTGTTGATACATCGAAACCCATAGCGGATACCACAGAACCTTCACAGCCGGCCTCTGAGCCCTCTGTGGAGCCTATGGAAGGTATCGGAGGGTATGTACACTACTATCTTCGTCAAGTGGCTTGTCCGGCTTGTATGGGCGAATCAAATGAGATTACGGTTGAGTTTGATGCAAGGTTTCACGATAGAACTTTTGATACCTACACAAGGCACATTCCCGAACAAGGTCAGTGCACCCAAAGTATAACTCAGATATGGCCAAACTTACCCCTAATAGATATGGGATCAGAAATAAAAGCCAGAGCTAACAATTCGACTATTCATGCGTACCGAACAAGCCAAAATAATTATTTTTATGCTTGGTATACAGATGCCTCTTATATAAGAGACACTGTACACTCTATATCTCGCGAGGATAACTATGAATTTGCAGAGTTCACATCGTTTCATGGTTTCGATTACATTGAGCCTTATGAGTTACGCTTTGTAGATCCTTCGTATGCTTTTGCTGCTCCGATATACCGTTCTGGTGCGACTTTCTGGTGGGCTCCCTATGGTACCAACACTACCTTTACAATAACGCTAGCAGTATATACTCCTGACGGCTCATCGTTGTTAGGTTATGTTGCCTGTTCAGGTGGTGACTCTGGCATGATGACCGTTCCCGGACAATATTTGTCCTCTTATCCCTATGGGGCTCTTGTCGCTGTGCATATGGCTCGGCACAAAGTTGAGCTAGTACCATGGGAAGAACAAAACACTTTCCTTGAAACACATATGGAGTGGGAAGTAATAGGAACAGGACATATAGAATGACAAAGAAGCAAAAAGACATATTAATAAAAGATAGACAGAAGATCGGAAGACCAAAGAAATACAAAGTTGTTTTCTACAATGACGACTATACTCCTATGTTCTTGGTCACTTCGATATTGATAGAAGTATTTAATAAAGGATTACCCGAAGCACAATCGATTATGATGAGGGTACACAAACAAGGAAAAGGAGTAGCAGGTGTCTATTCAAAAGAAATCGCACAAACAAAAGTTGAAACAACAAAAATGTATGCAAGAGAAGCAGGATACCCGCTCCACGCCGAAGCAGAACCAGAGTAGTTGCCCCTGTTGTGAATGTGATCCATGTGATTGCGGTTGGGGGTCTTATTAGTTGTTATCTTCTTACCCTTTTGACGTTGACTATGAGGTTGGTGACCTAGTGATGCTAGCCCACCCAGTTGAATTCATGGGGGACTTCGTCGACCGAGGCGAGGTAGGAATAATAGTTAAATTATACGATCGTACATATGGATCACATATCATATATGATTGTAGAATTCTTCTGGGCTGCGGGAGCCATTTGGACTGTTGGTTTTCTGAGTTGATCAATGTAACAAGGTTGTCAAATGGCAATCTTTAAAGAAAAATTTGATGTAGGAGACTTAGTTATACTTAACACCTCATTCCCTAGTGTTTTGAAAAATCAACTGGGGATTATTATTCAAATCGGAGTAAACACGGTATATCAGTTAGAAGAAAACATACAGGAAAATTGGTATGTCGCGCAGTTTGGCTCAATCAGATTAATAGTTAGTGTTGATATGATTATAAAAGTTGAAACAAAAAATGAGTGACATAAACATCGGCGATTTGGTTCGCTTAAAGAAGGAGCATGACCCAGAGGGCAAGATAGGAATAGTCACAGACATTAGCCCAAGATATTCTCACCTAGTTTCACATGGAAAGACAAAGGTTATAAGAATATATTGGCCAACCATCGATACAATCGATTGGGAATATGATTTTTTTCTAGAAAAAATTGACCCAAAGGACTTGACAGAAGATAAAGAATAGGTTATATTATATAAAATTGGAGGATAAATGATTTTTATATGGAACTATGCCTTTAGGCATTTAATGAAAAAATATTGGGGAAACAGGTACAGATCGATACCAGTTTTCCATATGGAACTGGCAGGAGATATGCTGGGTAATTTTAGACATGATAAGAATGGTTTCAACACTATTTGTTTAGCCAACAACCAAGGACTTACAGATAGGCAATTGATGGGTGTTCTATTGCACGAAATGTGCCACCACGTTGCTTATGAGAAGCATGGAATGGATATTGATGCTCATGGGGCCGAATGGGAAACCGAGATGAAATTTGTAGGGTTTGAATATCCCATAGACCAAGACACAGATGGCACAGAATTCTTTTCCGAAGAAGAGTATCAAGAGATACTTCGGTTATTACCCGGAGAACAAGAGACCTTTGAGTGGACTGACTCTTTGACTTTTATGAAAAAAATGGAAAAGAATTGTGTTGACTTAGTTTTAACCGACCCGCCATATATCATAAGTAAACCTTCGGGATTCAAAAGTGTTAAAGAAGGAGTGGAGCGTTTTGCTGTGTCGACCGAACATGGAGAATGGGACAAAGAGGAAAATTTTTCTCTGAAAGATTTGCGAGATTCCGTAAAAGAGTATTATCGTGTATTAAAGAAGCACGGTACTGCTATTGTCTTTTGCGATCTCTGGAAGATCACAGACGTAAAGCGTATAATGGAAGAAGTAGGCTTTAAGCAAATTCGCTTCATAGAGTGGCTCAAAACAAATCCGGTCCCTCTCAATTCGAGCAGGAACTATCTTACAAACGCCAGAGAGGTCGCTCTCCTAGGCGTAAAGGTCAGCAAGCCCACGTTTCATTCGAGCTATGATAATGGGATTTATCAATTACCGATTTGCCACGAGAAAGGTAGGTTTCACCCAACACAAAAGCCTCTTATGCTGATGCAACTGTTAATAGAAAAACATAGTAACCCGGGAGACGTGGTATTGGACACATTCGCCGGAGCAGCGACCACGCTGCTCGCCGCCAAAAATTTAGGCCGTGGATTCCTTGGTTGTGAACTTGACGAAGAATTCTTTGTTAAAGCAGAGAAACGACTCTTCGATCTCTAATTATTAAAGCAATATTAGGAGGGATTATGAATGGAGGCGATAATTGAGGGCTTGGCCCAATATGGACCATTGGGTCTTTGGACTGCATCTTTGCTTTGGATGAACTGGCAGCAACGCAAAGATCAAAAAGAAGATGAAGAAAGAGCAGCCGATCGATTGCGGTATTACCAAGAAAACATCATAACAAGACTTGAAAATCAAGAAAAAATGCTCGAAAGGGCACTAATTAAGTTGGACGACGGTCTTAGTGCTATGCGTGAAAAATATGCCGAAGATCGTATAATGCGAATGAAGGGTGACAAATGAAAAAAAAGACATTATATAAATTAATCGAACAAGTCTTAAATGAGGCTGAAATTAAAGAACTAATGGCATCGGCAGACCCAGATTATATTGCGCAAGCTGTCGACATTGCCGTTATGCTTGGAGACGAAGAAAAACAACAAGTCATTGATGGATTTTTGCAGTTAAAGGCAGAAGATTTTTTATACAGTGCACACACCTTAATGGAAGAAGACGATGAATTCTCAGTAAGGCAGATGATGCCGATTTACGATACAGTCAAATACACACTCCTTAGTGTCTTTAGAAAACGCAGAATGCCTACTATCACTAGAAACCAAGACGCGTCACCATGGCTGTTGGAGCAAGCTTATTTGTTTCTGAATAGACTACATCAGAAAAAAGCGGCAGACAGAGACATGCTGTATTTAGCAAAAAACCCAGCAACACCAGTTAAAGTATTGAATAGATTGAAAACATACTGGATGGCCGAGGTTAGAAAATCTGCCGAGAATAACTTATCATCACGTGATCCATTAGAAGAAAAAAAGAAGCGCAAGAAGAAAGAAAAGACCAAGAAGGATGCTTGCTATCATAAGGTGAAGTCGCGTTATGATGTTTGGCCGTCTGCTTATGCTTCCGGCGCTCTTGTTAAATGTCGCAAAGTCGGAGCAAAGAATTGGGGTAACTCAAAGAAAGAATCTTTGGGCGAAGCAGAAATTACCGACGACGAAAAAGAAGAACTGAAAGATATTTCAAAGCAACTAAAAGGCGCCGTTAAGGCTCACGGTAAGCAGGCAAAGACAATTGACAAAGCAATTAAAAAAGAAGGCAAGAAAAACTGCGGCTGCGGTCAAGATCCCTGTAAGACATATGGTATTCAAGAACAAAAAACTGAGGAACTTGAAGAGCGATGCCAAAAGGGATATAAGACCCACGACACGCAAAAAACAAAAGAAATGTTTGGAAGAACATATCGTAATTGTGTAAAAGCCGAAGAGGGCCAACTAGACGAAGAGGGATTGAAGGCTTGGTTTGATGATGCCGATGGTGATGGACAAAGCGGCTGGGAGCAAATTGGCGGTAAATACGATGGTAAACCGTGTGCCAAGCAGCCCGGACAAAAAACCAAGCCAAAATGTGCATCCCCAGAAAAAGCAGCATCAATGACCAAAAAAGAAAGAGATAGTGCTGCTAGAAGAAAAAGAAAAAAAGATCCGAATCCAAATCGCAAAGGTAAAGCAAAAAACGTTAACACAGACCCAAAGAAAGAATCTCTATATAGAATCATCGAAGCGGTCATCGAAGAAATGAATAACGAACTTGCCGAGGCGGAACTGGAAGAAAAGAAAAATTCAAAGTGCACCAAGGCTACAAAGAAAGCATCATCCACCCGCAAAGGAAAGAAGTGGATGAAGTGTGTAAAGAGCGACAGTGGTGGATACAAAAGAATTCACTGGGGTCAAAAGGGCGTAAGAGTTACAGGTAAATCTGGTAACACAAAAAGAAAGAAATCATTTAAGGCTAGACACAATTGTTCCAAGGCAAAATCGAATACACCACAAGGCCAAGCGTGTAAAGATTGGGCGGAAGAATAAAAAACTTCACCAAAAAACTTGACAAACATCCTCCAACCAGTTATATTATATACATAACACA